TGATTTTTCTATTCTTAGTTTCATATTGTCTGCTTTAAAGTTAATCTTTATCACTTGATCTCCATTAGGAATATCTATATTAACATCCACTTTGTTTGCTTCATATAATATTCCTTTCTTGATAATTGCTGATAAGATCATTTCTTTAATATTAAACATAATAATCATCCTCCTATATTCTTTCTCATAATAGGAGTTGTTATTTTCGCGTGGGTTATACTATACTTTTAATGAATTCTATAGCCTTGTTCTTTAGACTGATTAAATCGTCATCATTATGAACTACGAAATCATATTCATAATTGTCAACATTGGCATCTGCCATATTTGAACTTATGCCTTCTTTGTTTATATTTTGGATAAGTAGAGTTATACAATTAAACTCTTTCTTTAACTTTTCAATTTCTTCTGGCTCTCTTACGTGTATGAACATTACACCTAGAGATCTATCATTATTAAATTGTTCCATATTAGCCTTAATATATTCATATGGATAATTGTTATAACCAGTCGATAATACTTTTAAGTCAGATAAGAATTTTCTATCTGCTTCAGTTTTACCACCATCCCAACCTAATATTTTAGCTGACTCTTTTATTTTATCCACTGACGATATATTCATTATATTAGCATATATACGACAAAAGTCAACAAACGTGTCTTTACCAACTCCGCCTGATCCATTTATAATAACTTTCTTCTTTTCCATTTTATAACACCCCTGTATTTTTATTTGTAATTCTATCGATCCAACGTTTACTTTTATATTCGATTTGTAATTCGTCTTCATTGATATCTAACATCTTAGCGCAATGAACTACGTCCGTATATTCTTCTATGACACTAGCCCTAGCCTCTTCCTCAGTTACTGGTGTAGGATTCTCTCCCCTTAATATTCTAGCTTGTTTTAAAGCGGCCTTAGCTAACTCTGTAGCTTCCTCAGCCAATTGTTCTAGTAATGATGGTTTACCAATTAATTTTTCTATATTACTCATTTTAACATCCCCTATATTTTATTATAACTAAAAAGAAAAGGACATGTATACCATACAAGCCCCCAATTCTCTTAATTTATTTGATCCATGCTCCTGACTTATCTACATAATATCCATCTGGAGTTTTACAATCTTCATACATTACTCCATCCTTATCGAAACAATAACATACACTATCTATCCATAGCCATTGTGACTTAGCCATCATACAGTTTGATCTTAAGTAGTACCATTTATCTTTCCACTTAGACCAGTAATTAGCTATTGCATATCCTTCATCGTTAAATAGATAATATTCGCCATCAATCGATTTCCAACAGTTTTTATAGTAATAACCATCTTCTAATGATGTACAATACCACCAACCTTTTTTATTTTCATTCCATCCTTGTTTGTGTAAGTTCACGATATTAGCTTTCTTAACTTTATCTAATGGAAAATATGCACCTGGACATTCTGAACTCCCTGGTGTATTTGGATTATCCCTGTGTCCATATACCGGCATATTGCCGTACTTATTACATAAATAAGCTTTCAATTCACACCAAGCATTATATTGAGAATCTGTCATATCAGATCTATAGTCATAATCACCCTCAAATGCTATACCAAGTGTATTGGTATTACACCCCTGACAATGAGCTCCTATAGCCTTATCTGGACGTCCTTTATATATGGAACCATCAATTCTTATATAATAATGATATCCTATACCAGCCCAACCATGTTCATTTATATGCATATTATGAATCATATCAACTGTCCAGTTTTCTCCTTCAGCTTCTAAATGATGTACTATTAACATTGATGGGTGATTATTCATATTCATAGATCCAAAACTTAGATTGTTATCTATAATATTCATAACAACATCTCCTATTCATCTTTATTTAATTGTTTTGCTGTTTGATTTATACCTATAGCTACTCCCCAACATAAGATGCCTTGTAATACACCGTTAACGATAGCTTCAAATAAAGTTTTATATTGTGAGTTAATACTGATAAGTAGAACTGCGAATGTTATGCTGAAAAGCATTAATATAATAGTAATATAATTATCATTAATCTTTTCAGTTTTCTTTAGAAACATGCCCATTACATATATTCCAGCTATTAATATTGCTAAGTTGCTAGGTACGAAATTTGTTATATTTGTAAAATCCATTTTTTACAACCTCTTTTCTATACTTTCTATTTGTATATTTAGACTATCAAATCTACTCTCTATCTTTTCTATTGCAACTGCTAGTCTAGTATTGTTTTCAATACTCTTATTTAGTTGAATATTAAGCTGTTCTTCACGTTTCTCCGAAGTATCGCTTTGGTCTTTTAATTGCATTTCAAATTTGATAATGGTATTACTTACGAAGTCCCTTGTGAACTTAGCTAAATACCATATAGCTAGTAATAACGCCATTAATAATATCCAAGTTATACTTTTACCTTCAAATATCTCAAGATTCGGCATTTACGCACACCTCCTCCCGGATATCCTCAATAAAATCTTCTGAGATACCATCAATTGTAGCTATATCCCAAATAGATTTGTATGGTCTATTTTTAATAATTAAGTCTGCTTTCTTGTCGCCAATGCCTTTTATTGACATTAGTTCTGATTTATTAGACTTATTCATATCTATTTTTTTACGATCAGCATTACCTATATTAATTATATTGTTATTGGTGTTTGCATTATTCTTCTGACTTAGAGATACTGAAAAGCCAAGCAAAAATGCTATTATTATAGTTAACACTGACATCATAATTATAGTATTTACCTTATTCATTTTTAACCTCACTTTTCAGTATATGGTTACAGATTATATAGTCATTTGTGGAGTTGATATTATAGTTTCATATTGTTCCTGTGTTATACGTCCTTTTGTCACCTGCATTTGCAGAAATGTTGTATCCACTTTTCTTAAAATCCATTGGTTTAATAAATAATCATACATCTTTAGTATTCCTCCTACATTATAGTTAATATTGTATTCTCTACACTACCTATTCTTTGTTGGTCACTTGGTGAATGTATAGTTGGTGGGTATAATATAGCTTTTTCAGAATCAGTTAATAAACTTAAAGTATTATTTTCATATTTGTAGTTATACTTTCCAAACATATCCATTAACCCATTTTCTAGATAATTCCCTTGTGCATGAGCATATTTATCTCCTTGACCTTCATCTACGCATATCCACCCTATAATGTCAGTTAGAAAAATACCACTATTTATATTTATAACTACATTTTTGTCATTAATTTTTATGTATACCTTTATATTTTCTTCCATTTTGTATTCCTCCAATTTATTAATTTTTTCTAATTAGTAGATAATATTAACTCTTTTTCCTCTGTTGTAATCCATTTTTTACTTACAGCAGCGTCAAGCATCTGTGGGGTTAATCTTTTTTGGTCATATAGTGATTTTATTATTTCAAACATACTAGTTCCCTCCTAAAACGTTCAATGTTATACTATCTAGTTTAGCTTGCATAGTTAAATTATCTAAGACAAGATCACTAATTAATTCTGCTTGTTTCTCTTCTAATATTTGCTGTTTAGGTTGAGGGGGAAATAAATTATACTTTTCCTCCTCAATTAATTCGACAGCCTTACCATCGACTAACTTATAATTATATTTCCCTGTCATATCGCTTAAAGGCTTTTCTTGTGGAAAATAATTTCCTTGAGCATGAGCATATTTATCTCCTTGACCCTCATCAATTTTAATCCATCCTGTTAAATCTTGTATAAATATAATACTATTTATTTCTTTAATGACATTATTACTATCTACTTTTACATAAACTTTTATATTTTCTTCCATATTTTTATCACTCCAATTTTAATATATTTCAGCATCTAAACCGGAAATATCAGCGTGTGTTGCTGTATTAATGCCGTGTGCTATTTTATTTGCTGTAATTGATATACCATTACCAGTTAAACTTCCCGTGAAAGTGAAACCACTTGCAATTCCGCCATCATTATACCATATAGTGCCACTTGCTATAGATGGATTTGCTCTCATACGAACATGCGTAGGTGACAAATAGGTCATTGAATTAGTATAAATTCCATTGTTTATAGAAGTTCCACTACCAAGGTAATAACGTAAACACAATGCTAATTCTTCTCCATAAAGTCTTGGTACAAAAAGTGTTGCTTTATCTCCACTTTCTAGTTTAATTTGTGCTATATCTACATATCCAATTCCAAAAGTTTCTGTTATTGTATCTCCAACATATTGTGCCGTTCCACTTCCGTATGCGTTTGTAAAGACAACTCTCAAATAATCGTCATTATTACTACCAAACGTTTTACCCACTAAAGTATTAGTATTAATTGTTAAAGAATATTTTTGCCAAGTATTATTTAATATGAAATTAGTACCATTTAAAAATTCGAAAGAAGACGGACTTCCACCTGAACCATAATTTTGTATACAAAATACTCCAAGTTTTTTATTGGTTATAGAGCTCCTAGCATAAAAAGAAATTGTAACTTTTTTACCATTACCACATAATTTTCGTGCACCATTTTCTATACTGTGATTTAACCTGTAAAGATCATTTGAATTTAACACACCCACGCTATCACTTACTATTCTATAAAAATTTGAAGCATTAGGAATATCTGGTGTTGAAAAAGTTTGTCTAGAATGTGTTATTGTGGTTGGCGCTATTCCTGTTAAACTACAAGTTATTTCAAATCTATCAGCTAAATATGTTTGAGTGACTGGATTTACTATTGTTGTTCCTCTTTGCCAAAACTCTAAGCCACCATTTATAATCCAATTTGCATTCGCCTTTTCTAACAATTGTACATCGATACTATCAATATCCTCTTTACTAGGTAACGGAACATTACCAGATGTACCGCCTATATATAATCTTTTTTCATCAGTAGTAAATCCAGGTTCTGCTAGTCTTAAGGTTGGTAGACTGGTCTTTAATCCTTTCCTGAATTTAATTATATCTCCCATTTATATCACTCCTTTACTTTTATTAAAAATCTCCACCATCATAAACGCCCCCTTCTATAGGGTCTCCAAAATCCCCACCATCTATCATAAATGGTAATTTCCCAGTTAGTGATGATGTATTATACCAATTTTGAAATTGTGCAATTGTTGCATCTCTATCCACTTCATTTGTTGAGAATATATCTTGTCTATTATTTTCATTAGTATTAAACGTGGCTTCTCTAGCATCTTCATTGGTATTAAAAATATTTGTTCTAACAGATTCTTGAGATTGTCTACTAGCTTCTTGAGATTGTCTTATATTTTCATTATTTATTCTTGTTTGTTCCTGTGAGTCGATTACATTCTGTCTTGATGTGGTGCTAACTACTTCGTCATTAATAGCTTCTATACCACTGGCTATACTTTCTCTTACATCTTTTCCATAAACGGCTTGTCTTATTGATGCGACTTTTTCTGTTACATTAGCCATTTTGAATCACCTCCTTCTAAGTTTCCCAATTATGAGCTACGCTGTAATCGTGTATTAGGTCATTAACATAATCATCCAAAGTAACATCATCTAAAGTTAAAGTTCCATTTATCTTTACATTAGCATAAAAACGAGCGTCGGCCTCTGCATTAAGCTTACCGAAAACACGTAATACATCTTGAACATATAAATCATCTGGGATATTTACTCCTGTGTGGGAACCATCCTCTATAATTTCTACGTCCGCTATTGCTCCGGATGAACCAACTAAATGTACACCTGAGGAATTTATAGTACATGAAGCTGAATTATCTTGAATTGTTAAACCACCTGTAGCTGTAATACTATCAAATGTTCCACCTTGTGCAGTTATATCATTAAACGTTCCTTGGTTAACTGTAATATTATCAAATGTTCCACCTTGTGCTGTTATATCGACAGCTACTAATTTACCATTAATATCGACATAGAATACTTTCTGATTTTGATTTTCTATGCTTATACCCTCAGTTGCGTTCATAGTAGTTACGACTTTATTATCACTTCTAACTGCTCTAATACCATATGCACTGCCAATTTGAACATTGTTATAAACACCATTATTTTGAATAGAGGATTTTCTTAAATCATTAATAGCCGTCGACAACGTTACTGGTTTTTTGGATATGGTTAGATTAGGATTATATGGTTCTAATAAATCTAAATCAATATTGACAATACTATAAATAGAATCCACACCCATAAAACGATTTAATAAATGTAGTTTTACACCTAACGCAAATTGTTCAGCCTTATTACCTGACAGGAAACTTAAATCTAAAGCATTACTTGTTAGTATATACGATGGTTGAGTATGCTCAGATATTCCAGATATACAAGTATTCCTTAATATTGTAGCGTCCTCTATATCTCTATATTCTACCGTTTTCTCAATAACACCATATATTGCTTTAGCCCCAGCATCTTCTAAATAATCTAAACCACCATTTACTGATTCTATAGTCAAATTATTAGCTCCTATAGGTATGATTCTAGTGCCAAGACTAGTAACGTCTTTACTAACTATCATATCTTTCATGTTAACACCTAAACTTACTTCCAAAACGGTATCACTAAAGGATTGTAACCAGTCCATATATAGTATATCGTTTACTTCCCTTATTCTTATCTGACCACCAAGTTTTTCCTTTACTGCTATTATCTCAGAAAATGTAGTTTTAAACTCGCATGTATGAATTACATTACCAGGTATATCCACATTACCTATTTGTATTTGTTTTCCAGATTCGACTTTAGAATTATGAACTCCTAAAATCTGTGATAGAAATCCTGTAACATTATCAGCATAAAATGAACTACCTCTTAATTTAGTATCATTTAGGAAACTTAATGCTCCTTCAGCCGTAATTTCTTTATATACTACACCAGAGCTATCCATTTTATTATTTATATCTAATATTCTACCAGTAAATCTAATAGAGTTATCCCTAACATCTAATACCTTTACTCTTGTAGTTAATTCAAATACTTTATCATATCCTTGGTTAGTAGCATATAAAGAGAAAGTGAGAGTATCTACTACTGATAGTCCTTCTTTTAATGCCATTTTTTGCACATGTGGGTCATCTATATTTGCACTTGGAAAATGTACAATAGTTTCAACATTATTATTAAATATTGACATCCTATACATTATATACTCTCCTTTCTAAATATAAAGTTAATTCTCCCAGTTCCATTAATGGTTAGAGTATTAGCTAAGTTAGTTAAATAGAATCCATATAACTTATTATCACCAACTACTAAATCATAACTCTTTCCATTTTGAATAAGTGTCATAGGAGCATTACAATTTATGATTGGTCTTACAGTCCTTCCAGGGTTATAAAGGGTTATTGTTTTAGAACCAACTACATCATAACCAGAATCCTGTAAATAATCTTCTTCGAAATTGAAAGTGTCCCATATATTTACTCCGACATAGTCTACTGAAGACTTAAAAGGATCAACTACAAATTTTATTTCTAATTTACCGAATTCCATAGTCTCTTCAAACGAACTTGTTTCTTCTACTTCAGCCATAAAATAGTAATCTTTTATAACATCAAACACTAATTTTTGTTTACCAACATCTACTAACCATTCTAGTGTTGTGGAGTATAATACTTGCAACCTCTCTTTAGTTTCTGCTGGTAAACCTAAAACTATAGTTATTTCTCGTTCTGAATAAACTATTTCACCATTACTTCCTATTGTACTAAAGTCATAACTACCATTCATAAAAGGAACTGAATCCTTTATCTTTTTCTTAGGAGGAGATTGGATTGATTTATTATGCATAACCACTCCAACATCGTTATTATGTTTACCATTAAATGTAAATCCTCTTAAACCAGACATTAATGTGTTCATGATCCAACCATCCTTCCTGTAAAGTTATTTTTAACACCCATTAAATTATCTACATCATCAATTATGTACTCAGCAATAGCCTTTCCATTTTGTAATACTAGTTGTATTGCCATTGGTTGTTTCGATGTTGTTGGGTTATTTGTAGTTGCTAAATTAGTACCTCCATTATTAATAGGTTCATTAACAACCTGTTTACTTTGTATACTCCTAGCAGTTGAACTAACTGAATTTATAGAACTGTCTATTCCATAATTGTCTATACCATTCATCATACTATATAATTTGTTACTTCCATTTTGAATGTCTGTTAAATCTAAAACTGGTCGTATAACCGGTTGTGAATCTATGTCACTATTAATAACATCTGTAATGCCAGCAATAGAGTTTGACATCGAGTCGAGAGCATTAGATCCCATATCATATCCAGCATTAGACACTTTAGTTCCCATATTATTAAGACCTATAACAAGACCTTCACCTGCGTAAACTCCAACTTGTTTAAATTCTCTAGATGGTGAATGCTCTTTCAATGCTTTTTTAGCTGCTGCAAGTGCTTCATTACCTAATGCTGCTCCAGCATCCCATATCTTTCCAGGCATACTTGCTAATCCTTTTATATATCCTTGTACTGCATATATACCAGCGTCTATGAACTTATCTTCTAGTGAACGTATGCCATCTACTATAGCTTTTACTAATTTTAAACACGCATCTCCCATTGGTCCTGCGTTAGCATCGACAGCATCAGCTAATCCATTTATAAAACTAACAATTAATTTAGCTGCTGCGTCTATAACCTTAGGTAAACTATCAGTAATCCCTTGAATATATCCAACTATTATGTCTACCCCAGCCTTTACGAATTTAGGTATATTATCTGCTATAACTTTTAATAGGGCAAGTATTATATCTGCAACTTTCTGACTTATAGTTGGAATCCAAGTTATTAAAGCATCAAGTATAGATGATAGTGTTGTTAACACTCCGTTTAGTATTACTGGTATATTTGTAACTATACAATCTACGATGGCTGCTATTATAGTAGTTATTGTGGCTACTATTGTAGGTATACCATCAGATAATACTTTACAGAACGCTATTATACCTTCGCCAATTTTAGCCATAACTTGAGGTATCAATGCAGCTACACCTATTATTATAATTCCTAATGCTGTAACAATAGCAGTTGCACCTGTAGCTGTAACGCCAGCCAATAATATAAACCCTGCTGCTACCCCTGACAAACCTACACCAACTAATGCTAAACCAGCACCTATACCAATCATAGATACCCCTAGTAAAACCAAAGCTGCTCCCAAACCAAGCATAGATGGAAGTATCGGAGTTAATACTGCTGCGGCTATTGCAAATATAGCTATTGTAGCTGCTAAATCTACAAGACCTTTAATTATACTTTCCCATGTCATAGCTCCAAGCATAGACAACGCTGGTGCTAATATCATTAATGCTCCTGCTGCAACTAATAATGCTGCAGACCCGGCAAGCGACCCAGTCATTGACGATAACGCTATAGATAGAATAGTTAAAGCTCCACCCATAGTAATTAAACCTTTAGCTATTTCTTCCCAGGACATACTACCCATGTTTTTAAGTGCATCAGCTATTAATATTAAAGCACCACCCATAATAACTAATCCAGATGCTGTAACTGCGATGTTTTTAGGCATTAATTTTACAGCTATTGATATCTCAGTTAAAGCCACGCCCATCGCCACTAATCCCTTAGCTATTTCAGACCAAGACATACGACCAAAGTCAGCCATAGCTGAAGCTAATATTTTCATAGCCGCAGCAATAGCGATTAGAGCAACACCTGTAGATATAACATTTTTAGCATTACCTGTAATATTAGAAAATAATGATAATTCTCCAAGTAATACTCCTATACTAATCAACCCTTTACTTATTTCAGACCAGGATAAATTTCCAAAGTCAGCACAGGCTGAAGCTAATACTTTCATAGCAGCTGCTAATATAACAATACCCGTTGCAGTTAACGTCGACTTAGCGCTAAATTTAGCAGTGTTTAGGAATACTGATATTTCAGCAAGTAATACTCCTACTCCAGTCAAACCTTTAGCTAGTTCGTTCCAACTTAGTTTAGATAGGTCGGCACAGGCTGAAGCTAATACTTTTATAGCCAAAGCAAAGGCTACAATTCCTGCTGATCCTTTAATCATTGATCCGCTACCAGTAGATAGTAATTTAGAAGTCGCTACTAATGTTCCAGACAAAGCTGCAATACCAACAGTTCCTTTAGCAATACCATTCCAATCCAAAGTTGCAAGTTTGGCCATAGCGGTTGATAATATAAGAATAGCTGTTGACATGGTTATCATAACTATACTAGCTTTAATAACTCCGCCTTTAAATTCACCTATAGTTGTAAATAATTTCATTGCAATTAATAATTGTGCAAATAAAGTTCCTATTGCAGCAAGTGAACTAGTCAATTTTCCTGAGTCTATTAGTGATATTGCTACAATTGATGCTGCAAGTATACCTATAGCCATTGCTAATTTAAGTAAAATACCAGCTTTTAAATTTTGTTGGTAAGCTTCGAAGCTACCTCTAACACCATCAAGAATACCAGTAACACCATCTATCATTCCTTGTAAGCCGTGTAATGGTTCAGTTAAACTCTTTAAGAATTTACTAATTGATATAGCCACTGCACCTATTGATACTCCGGCTATAGCATCAAACATACCACTAAAGTTAGCGTTGCTAAATGCTTTAGTAATTGAATCTGCCATTTTACCAACTAAAGTTCCAATACTATCTGAGACTACTTTAACTGTGTTCCATATCGCAGTGAATAATTCACCAATCTTACTATCAGCAATTGATTTGGCGATACCAACGAAAGCTCCACTTATTACTGTTTTCATACCATCGGCTTCATTACTAATGCTAGTCATTCTCTTACCTAGTAGTTCTAAGAATGCTTGTATGTCTTCAAATGAAGGTAAACTTATCTTTTCACTTATAACAGCAATAACTTTCTGCATTCCTTTTACTACTAAGTCAAATACAAATGCTATTGAACTGAAGGCATTTTTAATGCCATATGCTAGAGCAGTTAATACTTTATTAAAGACATCAGACTTTTTAATAGAGTTGTCTAAAGCCGTAAACCACTCTCCTAAAGATCCAGTCAAACCTAATATACTTGAACCGAGATCTCCAACTCCTCCTAGCATTATTCCTATGGCATTAGCCACTGCTAGAAATATTGTCTTACCTATATCTAATATAGCAAAGACTCCTTTGAATGTTGATCTAAGATTTGATAGTGTTGTTTCGCTGAACTTAAAGTTTTCAGTTAGACTTTTTAAACCCTCTGTGAAACTGAATAATTGAGCTGATGTTGTAGCTGGAAATATATCTCTGAATGCACCACTAAGAGTAGTTACTACACTCATAACACCATCGAATGCGTTTTTAATAGCATCAATCAATGCAGTTCGACCACCTAAGTCTTTCCATCCAGTAAGCATATCATTACGAGCCTTAGATGAGGCACCTATAATTCCACCTAGAACATTACTTACATCAGTAAACATTACTTTAGCTTCTTCAAAGTCTCCAAATAAAGTTTGCCAAGTTTGAGCCCATCCTGATCCAACTGCTTCTTTTAGAGTGTCAAGTAATTGAGTAAACGTCTTAACTTTAGTAGCAGCGTCGTTAGCAGTCTGACCCATTTTGATTATAGACTCTATTTGAGTTTGTGTGTAACCTTTAGCTGCTAATTCAGAAGCAGTCATATCACCAGTAAATTTTTGAAGAGTGGCTATTAGAACGTCAGATGTTAACCAACCGGTTCCATCTTTATCACTAATAGAATCTCTGAACGATTGGGACTCATCTATATTCTTACCCATTAATTTACCAGTTTCTTTTAATGAATTTTGAAATACGGCACCACCCATACCGGCGTTAACAACTGAGTTCCAGTCTTGTAAGTTTACTCTACCGGCAGCTAATGCCTGAGAGAGTTGATACATAGCTGTCGATGCTTGTTGAGAATTTGATCCGGATACAGCCGCTAAATTAGCTATACCTTTAATGGCTGCAGTTGATGTTTTTAAGTCTACGCCAGCCGCAGTGAAAGTACCAATATTTTTACTCATCTCAGTGAAATTATAAATGGTTTTATCGGAGTAGGTATTAAGTTCTTGTAAAGCGGCTTTTACTTCAACTAGAGTAGTACCTTTAGTTGATGTATTAGCTAATATGGTTTGTATGGCATTCATCTGAGTTTCATATTCCTTGAAACCTTCCATTATTGGATCGATAGTTAATGACGATATAAGATTCTTTCCAGCAGTTACAGCTGAGTTTGCTATATTAGACAGAGCTGTTACAGCGATAACTTGAAGTGCTGAGAATTTAACCTTTACTGATTCAATACTGTTCGCCATTCCATCAAAACTTACTCTTTTTGCAGCATCGTTAATAGATTCTAGTCCCTTAGCTGATCCTGAAAGATCTAATCCTTTCTTAAGACCATTTAGGGTGTTCATACTAGTAGCGACACCGCTTTCAAATTGTTTATTATCAAACTTCATCGATAAGATTCGTTCGTCGATACTACTCATTTATTAATAACCTCCTTCCATACTTGATTTGCAATTTTATCAAACAGTGGTTTCATTGCAGGGTTAATATAGTCCCTTCCTGCAACATAACCACCATTTTGAGTACCATGACCATATTGTAATATTATGGCGATTGGCACTCCATTTACAACATTAGAATTAAACCAGGATATAGTTGCCTTACCCTTAACTGTTTCGATCTTATAATACCAAGATGAAGAAGTTACTCCCGAATCTAATGGTGTATTTTTTGAAAGTATTTCAACACCTTCGTTACCGTATTTGTCTAGTATTCTTGTTATCTTATTTTTGGATGTATTATTTAAAAAATCTAATGTTTTTGAGAAATCACCTTTGTTACCAAATGTTATCATTATGTAATTCCTCCTTACCCATTACTGTTTAATTGTTGTCTTCTTTTGTTATTTAAATCCCTATTTCTATTAATTATCTCAGACCTTGACATCTTTTTATTTGGATTATTTTTATGTCCGCATACTCTTATCAGAGTCAGAAGTCTATTTAGATGCCATTTTTGACATTCTAATGGTATATTATATATTATCATCATGTAGTAAATTATTTCAGATGTTATTATCTCATTCTGTGGTTTGTCATTAGTATCATTGAAAGTGGTCGCGGACATAGTAGCAGCTATGTACTCGCTAATCATTTCAATATTATTATTAGTTATATTGTTATAAATCTCTGGTTTAACGTTTTGAGTTATGGTCATACACTTAACATAATCTATAGTTTCTTCGGTAGTTTTATGTTCTTTGCCTAGGAAAGGCTTATGCCATTTTGATTCCCATTTTGAAAGTGAGACGAGTGAATGTTCAACTTGTATAGTTTGTCCTTTGACATTTATAAATTCACCCTTGCCTTCATCATAGCTTTCGAGATCAGGTATAACAAGTTGAAACATTTCATTACCTCCTTTTAATTTATTTCATTATAACCATCTTCGAACTGTTCTTTTGGAGACCATGATATACAACTTTATATCCTTCTCTCTCAGGATCTTCATCTTCAGGTATTGTCCAACATTTAAACTTATTATATTCTCCTAAATTCATTGGTTCAGCTTGAACTATTTTATGACATTGATACTTTTTCATTATTAACAACCTCCTCATATTTCACTGCTGGAACTATTCCATTAACAAATGATGTTGCTTCTTTAGCATCTGTTGCTAACAACATAAATAGATCAGAGTAAGCTTCAGTTTGAGAAAACGCGATCTTTATTTCGTCGTTCTTAATAAAATGTTTACCATCTGCTGACTTTTCACCATAAGCTCCAAGTACGAGATCTTTGAATATTATAATGATAGTTGCTGGATCTTTAGATGCTATTACTTTATTTATCTTCTCTGATAATCCACCAACGGTACCCATTTCCATTTCCATTACTTCAGCCTTTGTAAGATTGAAGTAAAAGTCCTCAGTTCTTTCCACCCCATTATAATCGGTATATGATATTGTCTTTTTTAACATAATTATTCCTCCCTTGCTATTGATGCATTTGCCCACATAGATGTTTCCTCGAGTTTAGTTATAGCTAATGCTCGTTCTCTACTATTAGGACATAATTCATTTATTAGATATGCTAATTCTTTAGCTTTTTCTCTTAACTGATTGTATCTCTCTGGTTGACCAGCCTTAGGAGCATGATATTTAAAATTATTTTCTATCTGTTCTATTGGAGTTTTCATGATTATTTATCCACCTCGACTTTAGTGTTTGGAGGAGTTGTTATGGTATTGTCAATAATTTCAACAACTTCTTCTAAACTTACTTCTTCCAATTTAGCTCTTTCCTCTAAATGTGTTCTATACATTATCATTGAGTTCAATTGACCATCTAATAATTTTATACTACATTTAGGTGTAAAAGTTAAATTTCCTTTTCTATATTTATCTAACATAGCTCCTAATCCATCTATTCTGTTTATCAATTGAAAATATTCAGCTCTAAATCTTTCTTTAAAATCTTTACTATTCATTAATTCTACTGTTTCTGAAAGTTTCATAATTTAAAAGTCCTCCTTATTTATAATAGACCCCTCATATATAAACAAGGGGTCTCCATTTTGACTAGACTGCAGTTGTAAAGTTAATAACAGATGGCGCAAGTGATTGATTGTATACGTCTATAACTCCTACTATAGTAACTAAGTACATAGTAGCAGCAGAGAAGTCACCTGTAGGATTAATAGTCAATATTTTTCCTGTAATATCCCAAGTCTTAACTACAGGTATCAATGCTCCGACTGATGAAGTAACTATGATACTTTCTTCACTTATTTTATTATTAAATGTTAACACTACATTATCAGAAACTAATACTCCAGTTTCTTCATCTGCTGGATCGACTGTCACAGTTAAAGCAGTTGGTGCTGCTGCTGCAAATATAGAAGCAATCTCATCAGGTAAAGGTAAACGAGCATCAACTCCTGTATTACCATATAGAATTAGTTCCAAAGCAGCAAGTTTAGCTGAATCAACCTTAGTTGAGTCTATAACTAAAGAAGCAGTTGGTTTGAATCCTGTTACTGCCACAGGTGTAGTAGTAACTTCCCATGAGAAAGTTATAGCTTCTGGAGAATCATTAATAGTAGCATATCCTTTCTCAGATGGAGCAGCTAACGCACCATATATAAGATGAAGTTTATATCCATGATCAGTTCCATCGACATCATTACCTAGTGTAGTTCTATAACTAAGTCCAAATGACTTACGGCTTTGTTGACCGATAATTACTCCAGTTTCTATTTCTAATGACCCATCGCAAACTGCAAACTCATCTGGATATGTGAAAGCTTCTATCGTAGCTCCGAATTCTTCTGCAGATATAAGGTTCAAATATTTTATGTCATCTGCATATTGTGGTGATGCCTCAGCTCCTGAAGGACTTTCTGTAACAGTTGTTAAACCATTCCAAGCAACTCCTTTAGAATATAAACCCGAGTTTTGCCAAGGGTAAAGAACCCCCATTTTTACTCCTGTTTCGTATAAACGTTTTCCCATTTCGTCCCAAACTAATTTAGACATTTATTTTCCTCCTTAATAATACATATCAAATACACTATGGTAAAGATTGTCTTTAACATATCGTCTATCAAAACTACACTGTGGAAGTTTTGATACAAGGTATACTATGTTTTCATTTACATCTTTACTAATAACTGTTATTGTATATGATTTCTTTTGATAATACACCAAATCATTGGCATGAATATTTTCTATTTTATTTTCTTCATATTTAATAGCTGGGTATTTCATAAATATATTACTAGGCGCCTGAAGATATACATTAGGTCCACCTATTGATAGTAATAAATCATGTATCTTAATTCTTTCACTCATTATATATACCTCCAATCGTTATAATTATCCTAGGAGGTTTGATATCAACTGAAGATATCTCCCATTTTGAACCTATGAATGTTATAAACTTCATGAATGCCATATTTTTAAACATAAACGAATTACATACTACACTTATATTGTTACTTATGTTTAAATTATCATTTATTTGACTTTGATCGACTATTCTTCTATTGTCTTTTACAACGTCCCCATAATACGTCTTCTCAGTTATACTTTCGGTCCACACTCCAGGCTGAGTTTCCACAGCCAGAGCATAACCTATAATACCAGAGCACTTAGGCATCTATTAAACCGATGTAAAAGATTCAACAGCTATAGCTGCATATGGTTTAATTAAAGCCCCTGAACATCTAGTTTCAATTAAGTATTTTTGAGCATTGTAATCGATATCGAAGTCGTCGAACAGGTTAACAGCTCCGCCCTTGTCAGCACCAATGTTATAATCTACAAGATTTACAATTATTCCTTCTAGTGTTTTAGTGATTGCTCCATCTACTCTAGTTAAAGATTCCATAGACGGAATTGTAACGATATCACTAACTCTTAATGCAGATTTAACTTTATCAACACTCTCATATATTGTTCTACCAGTAGTATCTTCCATTAATAAAATATTAGTTAGCATGTCTTCAGTTGTGTATAGAGTTGGTTGACCAGAACCTTTATAATCTTTTCTGGCTTTAACTGCAGTTCTAATAAATGTTTTAGCTTTAGCATCATCAGTTGTTAGTAACTTATCGTCATAAGCAGTTTTTATAGTGTATAGATCAGCATCAGTCCAAACAGGTCTAATATTTTGCTCATTGATTTTATCATCACTAGATGATAATCTACCATCTCCTATCAATACAGATCTTGCAATTTCTTCATTAAGCATCATTCTCATTTCTGTCTTTAACCATGCTACAACATCGAAATCAGTTATATCTACAACATCATCTCTATCAAGCTTTTGTTTCTTGTAGATTGTAGTTGGTGATGTAGTTCTCTTTAATAATGAGAATACTTCTTCTTTCTTTAAATTACCTTTAATATAACCTTTAGCTCTAGCATCATCAGCAGTTATATCAGCATAAGTTGATTTGATTCTAGCGAATGGAGTATGATGAACTGAGGCTAATACACCATCAACCCAAGTATTTTGTCTTTGAATAAATCCAGGAACATCAGTAACATTTTTGAAATCTGGGAATAAATAATCTATATTAGTTATTCCATGAGCTAATACTGCATCTTTTAAACTACCATATCTTTTAGCATCTGAAAGTACTGTTGCTATTTCAGCATGTGATAATACATCACCTTGTGTGTTATCTTCTTTGTTAAATACGTTATGTTTCATTTCTTCTCCACCTTTATCATCAATATTTGATTGTTGTATTTCTGTATTTTTAGTTTTTTCTTCTTCCACAGCAGCTCCTACTATAGCATATACTACATTTTTTTGTTCTTCATTGAAAGTGTCAAACACTTCTTGAATTGTTTTTTCACTTGATTGATTTTCCACTTTTTTAGCATCCCCTTCTTTTTCATTATCGCTGTGACTTAATTCAATTTCTTCTCCAGTATATAATATACCAGCATCATTTTGAAGTAAGCCGTGAACCATAACATCATCTATATAGGCACCAGGATTAGCTCCAGCTAATACGAGTGATACCTCTCTTATTTGACCATGCATTACATAAGAACCTTGTTTTTTTAATTGATTAGCATATATTGATAACGATTTTATATCTCCATGCTTAACCATGTCTTTTGCATCATTTGCAGATGGAGTATTATTAAATGTACAGTAGGCATATACCCCGTCTTCACGATTTTCTAACATAGCATGTCCTAAAACATTGCTGGCCTCATTATGCCTGTGATTCCAAATTAAAGGAACTGTTCTACCATCATTATCTTGAAAAGCATTTTGCATTATTGTTAATCCATCAGAACATTTTAAATTATTCTTGGTGGCCCATCCACTGAAATCGTATTTCATTTCTCATCCTCCTATTTATTTTTTCTACTTTTTCTACTTTTTTTAGTAGATTGATATTGTGATTTTATTTCATCATATTCATCCTGATAAATATCTTCATAAGACGAATTTAATGATTCTTTATTTTTAGAATACGTATCACGAGCAGTTTGTATAGCACTCTTTAATTCTGAAGCTACCTTTGTTCTTTCTGTTTTAGACTCTTCTGAATTTTTAGTAGACTCTATTTTCTTATCTGATGATAATTTTTGACGTTCTTTTGATACTTCAGTTCTAGTTTCTTCTGCTTTTTTACTATACTCTTCTTTAACTTCTTGTAAATCTTCACTATAATTTTCGTTTATTCCTTCTTTTTTAGAAGCTTTTTCTTCATCAGATAAATCATCATCCTTATTTATTTTTTCTATTTTTCTTTGTTTTGAGGCTTGTATTTGCTTTTGTTCTTGAGCTCTTTGTCTAGCTATTACTTCTAACTGTTCCTTTTGCGATTTTGTTAGTCCTTCAGTATTAGTTTTATATTTGGAATTTAACATATCATTTAAACTTTTTAATTTGTTAGTTATTGATATTCTAGTAGCTTCGGCTTTAGATCTTGCATTCTGTATGTCTATTTCTTCTTGTTTTTTATACTCATTTATTTCACTTTTCTTTTTAGCAGTTATATTAGCCTTGGTGTCAGTCCATACTTCTTTACCTTCATCTGATAATCCACTAGTGGTTCTACCCTTTAGTTTACGATTCTGTAGATAATATTCATGTGCTTTTTCTGGATCATAATAATCCGATGCATAATGTTTCAATTCAGTATTAAATAGACCATTAACTAAATTTCGGATCTCATCATGATTCATTAGAATCACCACCTGACACATTTTGAATTATGTTATCGATTTCACCTTCTAAAGAATCCAATACATCATTTAGTATCTTTGTTCTCTCAGCTTCCATATCTATTCCGCCAGATGTTTTGGTTTGATCATCAGTAGGCGTCATTTGAGATTCTGGTGGTTGAGGCATGTTTGAATTTTGTAACTTATCAGCTTTAGGATCGCTAGATGGTTGCATACCTATTACTTGACGTATCTCGTTAGCTGATGCTATTTCGTTTCTAGTGAATTTATCAGCTATTTCTGCTAAGTTATCTAATGGTAATAATTTAAATGGATCTCTAATGAATATAACAGATTGACCTTGTGTTCTAGCAGTTTTACTTAGAAACTTTCTCTTCATTTCGTCAGATATAGCTGATAGTATAGGTTCTACGGTTCTATTGAAATAGTTAAGCATCACCTTTGGATCGGCAGTACCATCTAAAACACTTGTAGTTATACCTAACTGGCCGTAAAGCATACTCGTTAAATATTCTATTTGTGACATTAGATTATTTTCTACTGGTCTATTCAATTGAGTTATCTTTTCAGTACCGTCTATATAACCTATACCATACTTAGATCCAGCTAATTGATCTTCTAGATCCTTCTTTCGTTTGTCAGCTTCTCTTCTCCTAGCATCCGTTTTAATAACATAAGGTAACTGAATTACCATGTCTAATTTGCCAGATGAACTCTGATTATCAACACTATCCAATAATACCAGTTTATGAATTAATCGTTGAAGAGTACTATTTGGTTCATTTATAACCGCATACAAAGGGTTTTCGACAATTCCTATAGTACTCTTAGCCAACTTAATATCTTGTTTTATACCAGTATGGTCGTTATATAATTCTACAAGAACATGATTAGGATACCATTCTTTTATTTTACCAACTCTCATAGTCTCTATGTCAACACTTGCTGAATTAGCAGGATTGATATTTGTATCTACTGGAACTATAGCTACACAACCTTCATCTAACATAGATAATACTACATCTTGTATAAAAGCTCTACCTGTTTGATCTTTATTAGCTTCCAAAGTTAAACAATTATTTAAACCTGAATTCACATAAGACATAAACCTTCCATTTTGATCTATCTTAGCATGACTCATGTTTATAGCAGCAGCATCCATAGCAATTCTATTGAATACCGATGTAGCAATAGAACGTTCATTACCTCTAGACAATCTAGGTCTATCTGGTCTATATGAACTACTGTATTCACCTGAGTATCTATAATTATCTGTTGGATCTCGGTTTGTAAACGCATTCCAGGCATGCTGGAGTCTATCTTTAATTCCCATATTACTCACCTTTCTATTATTTAATAAATTGTTGATTATCTTTAGCTAATTTATCCCATTCAAGCATCTTATATTTATCAACTAATTTTTGACCTTCTTTAAAATTTTTATCATTTTTAAGTAAATTACTTACAGTTTCAGTTCTGTATTTAGAGTATGTGCTATCGAATAACTTCATATAATCATTCTCATAATCTTTTCTATTCATATAATTTGATCCGTATTTTTTTTCTTGTTGTTTATTAAATTTATCAATACCGCCATTATTCATATTATTAGCGGCTTTATTATATGATTTAACATGGATATCCAATTCTTGTTTTTTTATATTGTTAGTGGCTTTCTTCATATTCGATGTGTATTCTTTTGATACTCCTTTTTTTTCTTTATCAGTTAATGTATGACCGTCGTATTTTCGTTTACCCCAGTGCATACCTTTGATGCCAAAGTGATAGAGTTGTTCGTCGTTATATATTTGCATTGTGAATACCTCCTTTCTAAAAAGCATCTTTATTTAGTTTATAAGCTACGAGAGCATCCATCATAGCTGACACGCAGTCTATCTTTTGCTCGTTCCGTTTCTTTAATAATTTTCTATTACCATTCGTATCTTCTAGTGTTATACAGTTACCCATGGTGAATGACATTAAATCTTCATCAAATAATAGCATTCGTTCCTCACTTAGATTCTTTAATTCTCCAAGTGGAACTGATTCAGTCTTAGCTCCTTGTATAACTTTAACTATTCCGAATGATCCATTTTCAATTTCCCATCTTTCGACAAAATATTTAGCATTATATGGGTCATACCCAAAACATCTCACATCGTAATCGCAAGCAATTATATGATTATCTAGATCGTCATATACTTCTTCCATCTCCAACATAGTTCCTTCTAAAACAATTAATGAACCTTCCTCTACGAATTGGTCGTATTTAAATCTCATTGCTGATGGTAACTTAGATAACGTTAAATTTGTTATGTAAGCTCTTGTCTTAATGCCAAAACTACCATCGTTAAGTGGGAACATAAACGTGAATGCACAGAAGTCATTTCCTTGAGATAAATCGGCACCAAGAGCGCATGGTAGTTGCCAGTATTCTCTATGTTTGTGTGGGAGTGTTTCTTCGTAAGTAAAGAAGTATGTTAATCCTTCCATAGGTATTCCGAAACGTTTCGCTAATATATCATTTCTAGAAGCTGGAGCATTTTCAGCTCGTTCAACATCTAATTGATATGTCTCGTATGATACGGTCTTATCTAAATTAGGATTAGCCTTAGACCATAGATCAGGATTGTTAATTTCTTCAAGACTGTCCATTTTATAATGCCAAATACTAACATGGGGATTTATATAATCGCCTTTTAGTATGTCGGCTAACTCCATTTTGATTGTATCTCCAGCTCCATTACGAACTGTACCTTCTGAACTTATAGCGACTATTAACCAGTCATCAACTTTTGAAGCTCCTTGTTCTATTGAACCAACGACGTCTTCTCTAATGTCTCCAGATAACCATTCATCAATCGTGGTTACTTTGGGTCTCAGCCCCTGCAATTTATTAATAGTCATTGGTCTTACTTCTAGCAGTGATCCAGTAAGAAAGTTTTCTATACCCTTCTTAGTAGCCACTAACTTTTGTCTATTTGCTTTACTACCTGTAGTATTTTGTATGGAACCTTCAGTTAAGAACTTGTATAATGGTCCACGACTTTGTATAATCGAGGTTCGAAACGGAGCCATTACTTCTTCCGCTTGTTTCATAGTTGGGGCTGTGGTTATCTGATGAGTTGTTGAAGTGTCAACATTGAGAAAGTAGTTTTGTATACACTCGGCATACATGGATTTTGCTGCACCTCTAGCTACTATCAGATATTGTTTATTTATAAGACGCTTCTTAACTCGTCTCTTCTCATATCTTCCAGGAGCATGACCATCCGAGCTAGGCACATAAATACTTTTCTCAACGTAATAATACCAACCGAATATTTGTTCGGCCCATAGTTTAAACGTATCTAGTAATTGCATAGGCGAACCATCAGTAAGGGTTAACTCCTCATTACAGTATAGTATGAATCCTTCAACTGCTTCGTCATCATAGTAAATTCCAGGATTATCTATAAGATCATCTATACGATTCATCTCCATGGCAATTTCTTTACATACTGGTATCTCTCCACGTATTACAGAATCTCTAAATTGTCCATAGTAGATGGGAACCGCAGTATTATTTAGTGCCATTTTGAATCACGTCCTATCCTCTAGCTTTAGAAATAGCATCAACCATTAAAGCGGCACTTGCTACTACACCAAAGGTTGCTCCTGCTGTGGATAGTATAGACTCAACCTTACTTCTACCGGCTTGTTGTGTTGTAGCATTCATGTAATTATTTTCCAGATTGAGTCTATTCGTTAATTTTTTCAAATCATCATCACTTAAACTTTTAGCGGTCTTAAGAACTTTACCATTGAAACCTCCGCGATTTATTGTCTGTCCTAGAGTTGATACACTTTGACCAGCTCTAGCTGAAGCTCCAATAGCATTAAAGTCATTAGTATTTATTCTGTGTTTTGGTTTTGGTGGTCCTACAAAATTACTACGACGACCCCAACGCATTCCTTTAATTCCGAAATGGGTTATTTCGTCTTCATTAATTATAGCTGATCTATTTCTAGTTACTATAACCTTACTATGTTTTAAATCATCACTAGACAAATCTAAGTCGTCTTCGAAACTACCCATTCGTTCTGCAAAATTTCTATAGTCTTTATCTACTTTAGATTCCCACATTTAATCACCTCCATTATTTAAGTGGCATCGACAGTTATTGCAAACATACCACGTTCTTTATCGAATTCTAATTTTTTATAAGTTAATTTATTCGGTGCTAGAATAGCTTCTTGATTACTACGTGTATTAACAAGAGCTTTTCCGTCACTTGTTTTTCCGTCAGCTAAAACACCAGGACATTTCTTACAATTAATAACCATGTAAGTATTATAAGTCGAAGCTGCTGTTGGATTTACAGCTCTCCAAGTATCAATTGCAAATAGCGGTGAAGTACTTGTTGAGAATACTCTGTTTTCTTTATTTGATTTTCCAGAATAATTATTTGACATTCCAGCAAATAAACTTTCCATTTCTTTTTCATCTATTGAATTCAGTTTCTTGGCTACACCATTTACCGAGAACTTTAGATTACAGCTCCTATATACTGTTTGATTATCAACCGCGTTTTTCTGAAGTGTACGTTTTAATTTTTCAGCTTCACGAGCATATTCTTTTGGTTCTCCAATGGCTAAATATCCATTAACACTTCTGGAAAATCTAGCAGAATCAGTATAAGTCTTTAAATTCTGTAAATCGTTTTTATTTAAATTACTATACACAGCATTTTTATGTGCTGTTATCCCAACACTTTCTATTGCCTTAAGTGCATTTTTATTTGATGGAAGAGTTCCTGACTGTTTTAACGATTGTAAAGTTAAATCTGATAATAATTTAATATCATCATTTACTTTATTAGTTACTTTGCGAACTTTATATTTTAATTCTCTTGGATTAACTTTTGCACCTATTGAATATATAGCTTTATTAACACTCGATTTAGCACTTGTTATATCTACTTTTGTATGATGCCCCCATTTCATCCCTTTAACACCGAAGTGATAAAGTTCAGTGTTATATACTTGCATTTTTACACCTCCAAATTATTTGTTTCTACAGCTAACATCATTCTCCATTCTAGTTCGCTTAAATTATTATTGAAAGCTTCTATAACTGTAGAATTTGGTGGAGGATCGAATATTAGTTTTGTTTTTAAGTATAGATAAGTTTTTATCCCTTCTAAATTTATAGTTGTAGTGTTAATCCAGTCAGTCCATGTATCGTCAATTGAAGTTACTACGAAACCTGTAACAGGACCTATACCCATCTGTGATAGAGAGAATATTGTTGAATTGATAATTGTTGTGATGTCAGTATCGAAACTGTCATCGGTGACATCTATTCCTAATAACTTTTTCGTGTTGTTTAGTATACTATCCATAATGTAATCACCTCCTATCTATTTCCAAGGACAAGTATCTCCTCTACTTCTATCAGTTATTATATTTGGAGATTTATCACCATAGTGAATCGCATTGTGCGTTCGTAAACATGTGGCTATTAAATAATCTGGATTTATTAAATAATCCGTATTATCTAATATGTCTTCTTTTGAAATAGGATTCATGTGATGAATTATTATGTTCTTATAAATTTCATAACCGTCTAATCCGAGATCACATCCTAGATCACGAATTATAATATCTCTCCTAGTGTCTAACCATATTTGAGATTTATAGAATACCTGGTTTAAGTATCTATCGAATCCAAATGTTAAGTCTGAAACTCTACCATTAAGTTTTAGATACTCAAATCTTTCATCAAAAGTTTTAAAATTCATTAACTCATTATATGTCCGAATTATTGTTCCCACTGTAACTCCTCATCGCCGCTAAGGCGTTTGTATATAATTCTTCTATTACTTTTCCAGATTTAATAGCTTCTGTTTTAGCTGTTATTAAGTCTAAGTTTTTCGCCAACGTTTGCTTCTCTAACATGCTAGTTGTAGATCCTAATTTTAGGAAGTGTGATATTACTTGTGACGATGCAGAACCTTCCTTTAATTGTTTCTCGGCCAAATCGATGGCCAATGATATTAATTGATTTTCTCTAGATTCAGGTGTTAAACCAGGTCTAGACTTTCCTATACCTTTAGATGTATTCTTGGCCACTTCAATGCTCCTTTCTATTAGTTTTTATATAGTTATCTTTTAATCATATTCATTTCAGCTAGATAATTAGCTCCAACCAAACTAGCTGCTGAGCCAATAGTTAATAGACCTATCTTTAACATGTTCTTTTTAGTTTCTCTTTTGCCATATTCTATACGGGCATCATCTATGGTCTTTAAATCATCACTATTAAAATTCCAAGTTTTACCAGTTTGTTTTCTTACTACTTTACCAGACATCACATTCTTATAAGCTTCTTTTTGGATTGATCTTTCATATTTAGAATAATGCTTGTTTGATTCTCTTTTAGTATCTTCGTTTTGGAACTTAACTGTGTTTATTGCATCTTTCTTTAACATTTTTTTATTGTTTTCAAAAGTAGATTGTCCTTTACCCCACTTCATACCTTTGATTCCAAAGTGACATAATTCTGTATTATATATTTGCATATTTTCACCTACTTTAATTATTTACTTTTCAGAGATATCTTTTAAACACGCCTAGGGGTGTACAATATGTGAGAATCGAAAGGGAGTAGCGATTATTATGGTTATTGTCTAGGCGCGTTTAAAAGACATCTCTGAAAATGTACCCCCGGGGATTTTTTAGGGAGGCACCCGATCAAATAGG